ATACATGGCCAGCATCGGTTCTGGCACGATCGACGCCGGGCAACTCGCCACATTGGTTGCCGCCGTCAGTTCGGCCGCGACGGGCGTCGAGCAGGTCACCGCGCCGCTTGATGCGCTCCTGGCGACCCTACAAACACAGCAGGCGGCGTATACCACGGCAGCGCAGGCGCTGGCGACGTATGCGGGGACGCTGCCATGAGTCAGATCAATCACCCGCAAGTTGGCGCGCAGGTTTCGACGGTTACGCCATCAGCGCCGGAAATCCATCACGTGGAAAAGTACGTCACGCTGGATCCTGCTGGTGCCATTGTCTCCACGGGGTTCGAGATCGATGGCCGCGCGTCGACGCCCGACGAGGTGCATGCTCTTCTCACGCGAATCAAGACACATGGAATCAGGGTGACTGGCCACGAAACGAAGACTACGACGAAATAATCGGCGATGGCAACCGACACTTACGAAAACACCGTTGGCGACTTCGACCTGTCGAATTTTCTCAATTACGACACGCTGAATGTTCCGACAGGTGCCGATAATCTGATCCTGGCGGCCGTTTCGACCAATATCGCCACAACTGGAACGCAGGTGCCGTGTGCGAACTGCACCGACAGCAGTGGAACCGGCGCGAATTATCTTGGGGGTACGGCAGCGATAAACGTCGCGTCGGGTGGAACCGTCACAGATGTTCAGTTCAACGGCGGCGTAATGAACTCTACTGGCAGCGTGAAGATGGTCGGCTGCATTTTCAACAGCGACCCGCAATTCGGCACGGTATCAATAACCGGTTCTGGATCATGTCAGTTTAACATCACCATAAGCGACGGCGCGGCGACTTGGACCGATGACGGTACGGCGGTGTATTCGACAGGCATCACGGTGGATTTTGGAGGCGGTCTAAACTCGACGGAGATCAGCACCACTAACACCGTTAATTTCGGCCCCGTCGTTTGCTCAAACATCAACGCTGCGAATTCTTCATTCAACACAATCACCCAGAGCGGTGCCGGCGTTAGCCTCGTGGTCGGATCGCTCGGGGCGGCCGTGACGTGGAGCGGCGTGACCTCCCTTGCCGCGATCAATTGCATTGCATCGGCGAGTCAATCCGGAAGCACCGTCAGCTATACCCTGACCGGCAGTGGTGGCACGGTCAGCCTCACGGTTCCGACCGCCGCGACGGCGGCTCAGCTTATCAGCACCGCCACCGTCAACGGCATCGCTGGTTTGCAACACGTTCCCACTTCCGCTCAAGTTCTCGTGTCGGTTCTAGTGGGAACAACGACGGGGATTGCCCCACCGCCCGGCCTGTTTGCCAGCGCTGGCATGACCGGCGGGATGAGAGGATAACCAAATGGCGAAACTTTCCATCCTTGCGGGCGCGACGAGCCAATCAATCAACTTATTCATCCAGAACAGCACGACCGGCGCGCCGTTGACTGGGCTTGCATACAACACGTCCAGTCTCACCGCGTACTATAGTTTTGCGGGCGCGAATGCCGGATCTGTGCAAATCGTTCTCGCGACCCTCGCCGCCGTCAACTCCGCGTATTCAAGCGGAGGATTCAAGGAAATCGATTCGACCAACATGCCCGGTGTCTATCGGCTTGACTTGCCTAACGCCGTCGTGGCCGCAAGCAAGGGCCGCAGCGTGACGGTATATCTCCAGGGCGCGGCAAACATGGCTCCGTGCGTTGCTGAAATGGAAATAACTGGTGTGGATAATCAGGACGGTGTTCGCTTTGGCATGTCCGCGATTCCCGCGATTCCCGCACTCATCGGCACCGTGGTTACGGGAACGAGCACGACAAGTTTCACCGCCTCTGGGTTGCCGACGGGCGGGAATCTCGTCAATGCTTACGTGCAGTTCAGCGGGAACGTGACGGCGGCGCTCAAGGCTGTTTGTGCGAACATCACGACATTCACGGCCGGATCAACCGCCACAATCGGAATTGCCCAGGCGCTCGGAAGCGCGCCAGCAACCGGCGACACCTTCAGCGTCATCGGCACGAGCGCGACGTAGGACAACCATGTTTCAACTTTATTGGTGGGCATTCGGTGCATCAAGCGCAACACCTACGCCGCCAGCCGTCTTCCCCGCGAGCGGAATTTTCATCGGTATCGGAATCGGCGTGAGCCAAAATTGAGGATCGGCAATGGCAGTAACCGGACCATCAGCATCGCTCGGGTCAAACGTCGGCGGCATCAATGCGTCGGCAATGCAGCAGATCCAAATCAGTCCGAGCGACACAGTAGACCTCACGAGCAAGAACATCCGCCAGCTCTACATCGTTGCGAACGGGAATCTTGCCATGACGCTCGTGAATGATTCATCAGTCGGTCCGACGATCGCCGTCGTTGCCGGCCAGACGTTCAACGTGATCCCGAAGTTCGTGAATTCCGCAACAACGGCTGCCGTGCTCGGGTTGGCCTGATGCCATGTCGATCTTCCAATTCGATTGGTGGGCGTTCTCCGGCCGCATTCCGCCGATACCGACCCCGACGCCACCGGCGGCAGTTTATATCCAGCCGGTCCAATACGATTCTGCGTGGATCGTTCAGCCTATCCAATACGTCTCGGGGATCATCGTGAGCGCGTTTACTCAGATGACTTCCCCGACGTGGTTCACCGGGGCGGTCCTTCAATCCACGATCGACTACCCGTATGCGTTCAAGTGGGTATATCAAGGACTCGATAGCAGCGACTGGACGCAAATAGTCTGGACGGTCAAGCAAAACCAGACCGATGCGGACTCCGCTGCTGTTCTGACAATCGTACTAAGCAACCCTGGTGCGGGATCCGATGGCCTGACAATCCAGAACGGCGCGCCGCCGGTTTCCCCCGTTGTCGCATCAGACGGGGCCTTGACGCTTTCGACCGCGAACGTCAACGGCCAGACGGCGACGACGGTAACGGTTGCGATCAATGCGCGCGGGATGGAACTGACGGCGGCGGGATCTTTCTTCTGGGAAAGCTGCCTGTACATTTCCGGCGTGAAACAGGGTCCGCTCGATGGCGGCCGATTCAACGTGAATCAGAGCGTTCGGCAGGCTTACGGACAGTCGAGTTAATTTCGCCACAAAATGCCCGGTTCAGTACAAATTTTCCGGTGGAACAAGGTTCGCGAGGAAGCTGCGCTTCTTGTTGCCTTCGATGAACTTAGCAACGATCAAATCGCCGAAAAGTTACAAATCGCGAGGCGGTCGCTTACCGACTGGAAGAACGTGCCGGAGTTCAGGGCTCGCGTTGACGATCACATCGCCGAGTTCCGTGCCCGTGTGCGCCGACGCGGCATTGCTATTATCGAGAACCGGGTTTGGCACCTGCAGCGGCGACACGACCTGATGAACCAGATCATCAGGGAGCGTTCTGAATCACCAGAAATGCAGGACGTGCCCGGCGGAAAAACCGGGTTGATCGTCCATCAAGTTCGAGGGATCGGCAAGGGCGAAGATTTTGAACGGATCGGCGAATATGTTTTAGATGCCGCACTTCTCCGCGAATTACGCGAGCACGAAAAACAGGCGGCACAGGAACTTGGGCAGTGGGCCGATAAAGTCGATCATTCCGGAACTATAGAAAAACGCGTCGTGATTTCCCTGGAGAATTTTGAACGCTGCTCCCAAGAGTTCGAGTCTTTTGCCCGACAAAGAATGGGCGTCGAAACTGTACCGAAAAACGGTAACTGAAAATCCATACCTGAATCGTCTTGTCGATAAGGTATGGGAAGGTGCCAGTCCGCGACAGTTCGTTTTTCTGACATGGCCCGCTAAGGAAGTGATGTATGGCGGGGCGGCGGGAGGCGGCAAGTCGGTCGCTCTTCTCGCCGCAGCTCTTCAGTTCGTGACGGTCCCCGGCTACGCCGCGATTCTCTTCCGCCGCACGTTCGCTGATCTGAGTTTGCCGAAAGCGCTAATCCCCTTATCCCATCTGATTCTTCAAGGGACCGACGCGAAATGGGACGGGCAGAAATATCAGTGGTCATTCCCGAACGGATCAACCCTTTCATTCGGATACCTCAAGACGGAGATTGACAAATATCGATACCAAGGTGCTGCGTTCCAATTCATCGGTTTTGACGAACTCACCCAATTCACCGAATCCCAGTATCGATATTTGCACAGTCGTCTACGCAAGCCGGATCAAATGCCCGTGCCGCTCCGTATGCGGTCAGCTTCAAACCCAGGGGGCGTTGGACATTCGTGGGTAAAATCCAGATTCATCGATGCAGAGACGCGCGAGGATCGCGTTTTCGTCTCGGCCAAGCTTGAAGATAACCCGTATCTGGACAAGGAGAGTTACGAGGAAAGTCTTAGTGCACTCGACCACATCACGCGCAAGCAACTTAGACACGGTGATTGGGACGTGCGGCCGGATGCTGGCGTGTTCAAGGCCAAATGGTTTGAAGGAAAGACTTGGAGATTCAATGAGACCGGGGAATACTATTTGCTCGGCAAAGAACAAAGGCCGGTTCATGTTGAGTCGTGCAGTCGGTTCGCGGTAGCCGACATTGCGGGGACGGAGAAGCGGGACGACAACGACCCGGATTATACCGTGATGGGGGTATGCGATGTCACTCCGACCTATGATCTTCTTTTCATTCACGTCTGGCGGGATCAATTCGAGATTCCCGACGTTGAAGAAAAGTTGATGCAAATTTGCTATGAATATAATGTTCCGTATCTGCTGGTCGAGAAAGCTGGCATCGGACTCGGCGTCGTCCAGACGGTTCGCAAGCGCGGCCTAAACATCAGGGGCATCAAAGCAAAAGGCGACAAGCTCGCGCGGTCTCAGACGGCGCAGATTCGCCTTGAGCATGGCGCGGTTTACTTGCCAATCGGCGCGGGATGGACGAGCGAATTTGAAGCTGAACTGTTGAGCTTCCCAACGAAAGGCGTACACGACGATCAGGTAGACATGGTTTCGTATGCTTGCCTGCATGTCCAGCGGCTCGGCGGACCCTTGCGCGGCAAGCGTGATGACGAGTGGGACGAAGCGATTGATGAAAAACGCCAGACGGTAGAGACGGAACAAATGAACATCGCGAAAATCCAGCAAAATGACGTGATTCGCGATCGTGCGATGTGGCAAACCTTTTCCGGAGAAGAAGACTGATGGACGACATTTTCGCCCAGGAAATTCCCGACGCTCCCCTGAAGACTTTCACTGCCGACAAGCTGAAGGCGGAAGTGCGCGACGCAATATGGCAGCGGCTCGCGGAAGTCGGCATCGATCCGCGCCGGCTCAAGAACGTCACGGAACGTCGCGTCGACTCCGGCCCAGATGGGAAACCGGCAACGCAATTGCGGCTCGAGTTCTTCGGCATCGGCCCAGCGCTGATCGTCAACGTTCCTGGCCATCATCTTGCGAAAGTGCCGGGCAATCGAAGCATTCTGCAACGGATCGTCAGCGCGGGCCACCGCCTTTTCACGGGACGATGATTGAATTGGGAATACGCCACCGATCTTGCAATCGGCACCGCGCTCATCTGGCTCGGACTGCACTACGGCGCTGGATGGGAACCGAGAACCGCGTTCATCGTAGGGCTGACAATCATCGGGCTGACGATCGCGGCCCAGAATGCACGATTCGCGGTTGACTCGGTGAACAGGTTCCTGGCGTGGCGCAGGCGCAAGCAATGAACTTCGCTCTCTCCCTAAAATCTGTCTCACCCTACGCCGGAACCGCGGGCAGCATCATGGCCGGCGGTCAGGGCACCGTCGATTACTTCCGGCGGGATATTTCCCCGTCCCCGCTGATGCTTGTGCGCGAGAACCTGAGCACGGCCTATGCCTGCTCATCGCTGAATGCCGAGTTGATCGCAAAGACGCGCCTGCGCCTCTACATCAAAACGCGCAAGGGCGAAGGCGGATCGCGGCTAAAGAAGTACGGGCGAACGAAGGCGGTCACTGATGAAGGCTGGCGTCACCTGCAAAAAAACATCGGCAATACGGTCGGGGACGCCGAAGAACTTGACGAGGTAACGGATCATCCGGCGCTAAATCTGATCGAAAAGCCTAACCCGCGCGGCTCGCAAAATGACGGATGTGGAATGAGCCTGTTCACGCTCCTGGAGGCAACGCAGCTTTATCAGGAGACGGTGGGGCGCGCCTATTGGTATTGCGGCCAGCGGAATGAAACGAAAGTGGGTGGCCGATCGGTTGGTTCCGTCCCTTCGCAGATATGGGTGCTCGCGCCGCAGTTCGTCACGGAATGGCCTGGCGTTGGTGATGATGCCCCGATCATCGAGTATTATCAATTCGCGCTGGGTACGGGAAAGCTGTCGAACTACCCGCCGAAAGAAGTCGTCCCGTTCCGCATGACCGACATGGCGACGGGCGGATATTCCGGCGGCATGTCTCCACTTCGGGCGTGCTTTGAGCAGGCCCGGTTGCTGCGATTTGCCGACGGCCTGACCAGCGCCCGCGTGCAGAACGGTGGGCGCCCGGATGCCGTGTTCACACCGACCGGCGATGAATTCGGCGGATCGCTTGGAAGGGATGAATCGGCCCGGCTCGAATCACTTTTGCGGACGCGATACCGGATGGCCGGGGCGGGTTCAATGATCGTCGCCGACATTCCGGGAACCATCACCCCGATTACATGGCCGATGAACGACGTACTTGACGCGGCCCGCTACAATCTCGGGCGAGAGTTGATCGCGGAGGTCTATCACGTCCCAATGACGAAACTGAAGCGAGACAGCGCCAACCGGGCCAGCGCCGAAAGTGGGGAATTCGCTCATGCCCTTGACGCTGGTTTGCCGCGCCTGCGCCGCGACGAGGCGGCACTGAACACGTTCTACACGCCAATGTTCGGGGACGAAGCAGCGGAGCGGCTTTTCTTCGCGTTTGACGATCCGCCTGGCCTTACGGACTCGGAAGACACGAAGGCGAAATTTACGCTCGCCGTCAATCGCGGATTCGTCACGGGCAACGAGGTCCGCAAGCAGATCGGCGCTAAAGAGGTCGGTCCGCAACTTGACCAATACCTTGTTCCGTCAACGGTCGTCGCGCTCAATCCGGATGGAACGCCGAATAAACCTGCACCAGCCGCGCCGGGAGGAATCGGCGCGCCAAAGCCGGAGACGCCGGGCGAGGAAGTCCACGATGAGGATCACCCGATTGATCCATCCGGCGCGGTCAATGAACGCGGAAAGCCGGTGCGGTTGCCGAAACCGAAGAGAGTCAATCGGCTCGCAAAGGCAATCGAGGCCCTGGCTTCGTTACTCAAACCATCAATAGCCGTGCCGGTGATTCACGTTCACAATGGGCCGACAGCACCAGAACCAAAGGCTATCGTCACCCCGCGAATCGACCCGGATGAATCCGGCCATAAGCCGATACCGGAATTCGCGCCACCCCAGCCGCCGGCCCCCCACCTTGAGAATGCGTTGAAGCGTGTATTCCGCGATCAGCGCGAGGCCGTCCTTGCGGCGATCGACCGGATTCCGGACGATGAAGTCGGCAAGTGGTTCCGGGGCGTCAACGGCAACGGGAAGCGCTGATGACCGCCATCCTCACCAAAGACGCGTCCGACGAAACCGCAACCGATGACATTGACCCGGCAATCGCCGCGTTCGATGCCCAAGTTGCCGAAGTCGCGCCGCTACTCGACCTATCCGGCTGGACGGATACGCTTGCCCGCGCCGCCGCGCCGCACCTGCTCGGTGAGAGCGTTGAGGCGGTAAAAGACACGATTGCCGCATTACCGAAGCCATCCCTAGCGCCCGATCTTTTCTCTGTCGTTGACCGAAACCTGCCGGCGGCGGTGAAGGCTCAGGCGTTGAAGTTTTCTCAGGCCACAAATGACACGACCGCGAAGGAGTTGAATGAAGCTCTTGACCAATTGCGCCAGGAACTTGTCGAGGGAATAACGACCGGCGACACGCGGACCCTGATGCGCAATCGCGTGATGGATGTTTTCGAGGACTTGGACAAGAACCGCGCTACGATGATAGCGCATACCGAATCGAGCCGGGCGCGGCATGCGGCGCAGATAACTACAGTCAGTGAAAGCGGGGTGGCGCAGGGTAAACAATGGCTCATCGCGGCCGACGCCTGCATTATTTGCCAGGGATACGCGGCGCAAGGCGTCATCCCGTTCGATCAGCCGTTCGGCGTGACGGATTACGGGCCGGTCGAGCATCCACCAGGGCATCCAAACTGTTTTTGCAGCGTGACGTTCCCGCTGAAGACGCCCGAGGAAATCGATGCTGCGGGGGCAGCGAATGCCGCGAAGGTATTGCGGCTGAAGGAACAGGGGAGAGTTCCGGCGGGTGAACCGGGGGGCGGCGAATTTTCGGCAGGTGAAGGCGCAGGCGGCGGCGTGGCGAAGCGATCCGGCAAGCGATCGAGCGAGAAGGCGCAGAGCCCCCAGACGAAAGCAGAAATTGCCAAGCAATCGGCAACCTACGTCGGCAAGGATATCCAGCGATACGCGGAAGAGCATAACGAGCCGCAATTCGCAAAAGGCGTCGGTGGCCTGTCGTACGCAGATAACGAGCCCGTCGATGTTGTGGCCGGGAGGGGTGGCCGCGTGGAGCATGGCATCGAATTGAAAACAATGGTGAGCAACAAGGCGTCAAAGCTCACAATGGATCGTTATGCCCAAGTCCGCAAGGTGGCGTGGGAAGGAAAAAACGACGCTACGTTCCATACCTGCGTCATTGACGATCGAGAAGTCTACAACGCAAAAGGGGCAGCCAAACACGACGAATCAAAACGGGTGTATTACTATCGGCGTGGTGTGGCTGGTTCAGCGCGCATTGAGTCAATGCAAAAATGCAAGAGCATCGGCGAAGTCAAAAAACTGATGGCGACGCCCGAGGCCAACCTGCCGCCAGGCGCTCAGCGAACGGACGGAAAGTTGCATGAAGGAAAGTGGAAGGAAATCAATGATAAACAGGGGCGCTGCTTCAAGAACAGCAAGACGGGCGAGATTGTGAGACCGAAGAAGTGAGCGTATATCTTCAAATCGACAGGACCGTCGGGCCGATCCAGATCGCCAGCAATGAAGGCTACGGCGATTTCGGCGATTGGGTTGACGGGCTTGATCTGAAAAAGTACGGAGAACTTGTGCACTTGTACGAACATGGTTGGTGCCAGGATGTTGCGGACCTGATCGGCCAAGTTGATGCCGCGATTAAAGATGACGCTCCGAAAAGTGCCGACGTGATGGACGTGGCGAAAACTCTTCAGCAATTTCTCGATGGGGAGCAAGACGCCACGGTCGTCACGATCACGGATGGATTAGGCGACAAAGAAGACGCCGAGGAAAAATCCATCAAGGAACAAGCCCGCGTCCCCGCTGGCTCTCCCGATGGTGGCCAATTCGCGAGCGGCGAAGGTTCCGGTGGCGCGCACGAGCACCCGCAAGGCGCTTCCCGCGCTTTGAACATCCTTGAAGTCCCGCTACAGATCGAACATCAGATCGTGCATGCGGTGAAGGGCGGCGCTACCGGCGCAATGAACTATGTCCGCGAACTCGCGACGGGGAAATTGACCGGAGAAGCGGAGAAGGCGGCGATGTCCGCCATTACCGCGCCTGCAGGAACTATCACGAAGATCAAGCAAGGCATCGCGATTGTATCGAAGGGCGCGATCAAAGCTTCGTTCATCACGTTTGCGATCGGAAACAAAGCGGCGGAACTCGTGGCGCGGGCGAAAGTAATCGAGCCATTCGATGGCGATAGCGATTTGCAGTCCCAAGAGATTGACGACTGGAACGCGAGTATCAAGGGCCTTTCCGAATCAGAGGTTTCCCGCGTCAAGGCCGTCTGTGCGGGCTATGATGTTCTCCTGCTCAAGCCCGTCATGCTGGGGCTCGAACTATCCGGCATGCCGCACCTTGCCACGGCGTCCACTTTCGTCCCGCTGGCGTCAACCGCTTACGTCGCGGCGTCGCTCGCGACTAACCCGATCAAGATCGCGAAAGCGGCGGCAACAGGCATCAAGAACGCGATCAAGAAAATCAACCCGGCAAACTTCGCACACGCGGCTACCGCGTTGAGCGTGAAGGCCGCGGAATCCGACGAGGCGATGGTCAACAAAGTTGTCGGCATCCTATGCGACGCGTTCAAAGAGCATGCTGGTGACGAGGCGTTTGCGGCCTGCCTTCCCCATGCAATCGAGTACGTCGGGGAACACGACGGGAACATTGCGGATGCGATCAAGTTGGCGGAATTGGCGATGAAGGAAATGGACGAATCATGAAAGGCCCGCGATTCTACCTAGCGCCAGGATGCTGCCTTCCATTGCCTATTTGCGCCGTTTGTTCTGGACGCAGCCGATCGCATCGACCGAGGAAATATCGTGGTGAAGAAAACGAAATTGCAAATCGGCCTCCCGGTCACATCGCGCGAGCTATTCGCTCCCGAGCGGCTATTCGACGTGTTCGCGAAGTCGTTCAATGCCACGATTAGCGAAGCAACCGAGGCGACGATCTATCTCGGCATCGATAACACCGATGAGTACTTCAGCGAACGCCTGCCTGCGGTCTCATCACGACTCTATAAAGCGACCGGGGCAACCATCGTGCCGGTCATTCTCGATGGCCTGGAGCACAAGATTTGTGCGATCTGGGAAACGCTGGCCATGCGCGGATACCGCGATGGATGCGACTGCTTCCTGTTCGCTGGTGATGATCTTGAGTTCCGCACTGAGGGATGGGACGAAAAGCTATGCCGCCCGCTCGTCAATCGCGGCTACGGCGTTGAGGCGTTCTACGACGATGCGTTTCCAGACTTCCCGACATTCCCGATTTTTCATCGACAGCACATCGACATCTTCGGTCGCGTCTTCCCGCAGACGTTCGCCAAGGCGAACCAGTACGGCGATCCGTTCCTGTTTGAGCTATACAGGACGGTCGAGGCGGCGAACCTCAACCGCGACGTGCATTGCAACAACACCGTCGGCGGATCTGGCGCGGCGCGGTACGAGAAGCAGCAACCGGACGCGTATCGGTCGGGGGACTGGGAGCGGAAGCTTTTAGCATGGACGAAAAGTCTTCCGCCGATCGCGCATACGGAATCGAGCCGGGCTCGGGAATAGCATAACTGACGGTAGAAGTTTTCAATAATGGGACACAACTTTTATTGGTCTCTCTGACTGCCAATTACTGTCGGGTGTGCGGATTCTATTTCCGTCCCGCCGGAACAGAACTTCCTCAGCACCTATTTCGGTCGAGCCCATGAAAAAGCTACGCCAAGGACAATCCGTAGTGGAGGGACCGATGGGCCTGCGCATGTTTGAGGACATCGCGCGGGACATTGAAACGGCGGCGAAGGGCTTGCCGAAGGACTTCACCTATCGGCGCATGGCGAAAGCAGTAGCGCCGTCCGACTTGAAAATGGACGCGGGGAGCCGGACGGACGTTTCGACGATTACAACCGACGCGAAGGACCGGGACGGAGAGGTAGTCATCCCCGCTGGCGGGTCATGGCAAGATTACAATAATGTCGTCACCTTCTGCCATCAGTACGACCAATTACCATTAGGTTCGTGCCTCTGGATGAAGGCCACGCCGAATGCAATCGTCGCCTGTACGCAGTATCCGACGAAGCCCGAAGATTGGGGCGATGCACCGTGGCTTCCCTCTGCCGTTCTCCATCTCATGCAACAACCTGTGCCCACTTGCACGGGCAAAAGCATTGGATTCCTGCCAAAGAACATCCGGACGGCAACGCCAGCGGAGATTGAGATTCACCCGGATTGGAAGTCCGCGCCGATCATCGACCAATGGCACGGCTTCGAGTACGCTGGTTGCCCGATCGGCGCGAATCAGGAAGCGCTGATGATGAGCGTGAGCAAGGAATTCGCGCCGATGGCGGATATGTTCCGCAAGGCGATCGAAGCATACACGCCATGCATCCAAGCCGCAAAAAACGCACGTCGGACAATCATTGTCGTTCCGCCGAATTACAGGAGCACCAAAATGGCTGACATGCCGCCCGTCTCATCGCCCGGCCCGCAGACCTACCAGCATCTTGACTTCCAGCCGCCGAAAGAAGTCGTCGCCTGCCACAAGGACGGGATGGCCCGTTGTGAGGCCGGCGAGTGCAAAACGCACGTCACGCCGGAAATGAAAGCGCTCTGCATGCACCTTGCGATGGGTGGCGAAGCATCGCCGGGCATGTGCAAGACGTGTAAGGCGTTCCATGACGCCGCGCCGAACCATGTCGGGGCGAAGCCGGGAACACCGGCCTACGCTTTAGCTCAGATGCACGGCGGTGCGGCTGGGAAGGCGTATTACGAAACGATGTGCAAGGCGATGGACTTGGCCGACTCCGCGCCCGGGCCAGGACCGGCGACAGCGATTGACGAGAACGGCGGCCAACCCGCGCCGATGCTCAAGAAGGACATGGGTGCGGGCGAAAACGTTGGGGCGGATGGCGGCATGGCCGTCCCGCTTTCAATGCCGATGTGCAAGGCGTGCGGCCACAATAACAGCGTCGAAGTCATGAAGGGGGAAGATGGCAAGCCCGTCATGATGAAGGACGCCGACAAGCCCCCGGAAATGATGAAGACCGATGGGACAATGCACCCGGCGATGATGTTCACCTGCAAGATGTGCGGGAAGGATTGGGGAGAACCCGCGATGGTCAAGCCGGATGGAACCGTGACGACGAATTCGGACGCAATCCCGCCGCTCGGGGCTGGTGGTGGCGCCGATCTTCCCGGCGGCATGAGCGCGGCGGAGAAGGCGGCGGCGCTCAAGGCAGCGAAATCGATCGGCCTGAATACGGCAGTCAGCCATATCAAATCGAAAGTTTCGTCTGGCGATGTCAGCGACGAAGACTGGGAGAAGCCGAACGATACCGAGCTTGACCCGATGATGTGCCTTGGCGTCGATGCATCCCAGCCGAAAGAAAACGCCGGACGATGGGCTTATCCTGTCGGGAAGGGAGGGAAGATCTACCGCAAGGCCGTCGCCAACGCCGAAGCGCGGGCATCGGCCCAGGGCGCGTCGGCGATTGCCGGGGCCGCAAAGGCGATCATGGAAATGATGCAAAAACGCGATGAAGACAAGAAGGACGCCGACGCTGAGGCTTTGGCCGCGAAGATGGTCGAACTTCAGACCGACGAAATCGTGGAAGAGGCGATGCGGGAGGTGGAGGACAGGTTGATAATGGACATGGGGGGCGTGTAGGATAAGACAAATGCCGATTCCGAACATTGGCGATCCCTGTCCCAATTATCCGCTGTTGCGGCTGGAAGCAATAAACGCCGAACGAGAGGGAAGCGATGAGTGGCGCTTATGGCTCGCTTACGGGATCGGTCCGCGGGTGACGATCTATTTGCGGACATCAGATTTTGAATTTCGCATTTGGAAAGAAGGACGACACATTCGCGAAGGATATTGTACCGAATGCCGCCTCGACAACGTGTCGCACGCTAATTACTGCAAATCGTGCGGATTGCCGATGGCCGGGAAATTGACCATCGATCAGTGCGAAGCACAAAGGAATTGGATCGCAACATGAAACGCGGCAAGCTCCAAATCACCAACGAATTGCTGATCGACGTTCTACATCTGCCGCCGGGAACGGAAATCGTCAGCGCCATTTCCGACGAATGCGGGCGCGTCGTCCTTCTGGTGGAGCACGAGGATTTACAGGATGTCCCGCAAGGCGGTGCCGTTCCGTTCGTCAATCCGGCATTTACGCGGCATCAGGCGATTCCGGAGACCGTGACGTTCGACGGATGGGGCCAGGTGCAGCCGATCGCAACTCCGAACGGTCAGCACGATTTCAAGAATTCGTCGAATTTGAAGTGGGCACGGTACGACCCGGAAGCGATGCAACTGGAAATCGCCTTCGTCGGTGGGGGCATCTATCGGTATTTCGGCGTCCCCGCCGCGGATTACGAAGGACTCCGCACGGCAGAATCGCCAGGGAGTTTCTTTGCAACGAACGTCAAATCAAGGCGAAACGAGAAAATCCTTGCCACGCCAGAGGCGGCTGGCTAATATTCAACTGACGGATGAAGTGTAAAGGCGCACGCCCGGCGGTTTACCGGGAAGGGAGCGGTTCGATTCCCCTCATCCAGTCTTGCAGAAAATCTCATTCGTGAATTGCGGCGAGCCGCAACGCGAATCAGCGACCGTACCTTGATGGACACGTCAGCCGATCGTCTGGAGCTTTTAGCCGGCAACGGTGGAGAAAGTAGGACGCAAGATCGGTGGAGATGGTGAGTTCAGGGAAAGCGCAAAGCGTTTTTTCAAGGACTCTCATCCCATGAAGACAATCAAATTTTCCAAGCAGTACGGCGAACACGCGCCGGACTCGACTACCGCGCTTGAGGACAACGTTGCGGATTTCGTCATCAAAGGCGGATTCGGCGTTGAGCACAAGCCGGACGAAAAGGTGGTCCAGAAGGCGGCCGAACTCCGCGATCGGCTCGTCAAGCAACTTGTCGATCGCATTTACGGCGACGTCCAATTCAAGGCGACCGGCAAGCGCCCGGACCTCGTAGTCAATCCGGACAACAACCTGGCCGATCCAACGGACGGGTTCAAGTCCTCCGGCGAATTCTACATCGCTGTCCGCAAGGCCCGCACCGGCGAGCGCGACGAGCGATTGACACGCCGACTCAAGGCCAACGGGGCATCGGAAAACATCGACGCCGACGGCGGATATGCTACGCCGGTGCAGTATGCGACGTCGATTTACAACGACATCATCAGCCAGCAGTCGCTTTTCAATTCATGCTTCACGATTCCAATGGAATCAAACAGCATGAAGCTCCCGGCCCTGAACTACATCCAGCAGGGCCAGTTCGGCGTAACGGCCTATTGGGAGGGTGAAGGCGCACAGATCTCGACGAGCAAGCCGGCCTATCGTCAGCCGCAATTGACGCTCAACAAACTGACCGTGCTGACGCCGGTGACGAGCGAATTGATGGAGGACGGCATTGCGATTGAGTCGATTATCAACTTCCTGACAGCGGAGGCGATGACCTACAAGATCAACGATGCGATCATCAACGGCACGGGTGCCGGGCAGCCGACTGGGATCGTCTCCCATCCGTCAACGGTTGTCGTGACCAGAACCGCCGGCTTGGAAGTTCAGACTCCGGATGTCATCGCGATGGATTCGGCATTTGACGGCAACCAGGATCGCAGCGTTTGGCTCATCAGCAAGCGCGACGTGAATCCGCAGTTGCTCCAGTTGCAGGACGCCAACGGGCGATACCTGTACTTCGCTCCCGGCACGATGGGCGATGTGAAGGGACCGCCGAACTTGCTCGGCACCCGCGTCATGCCGCTCATCAACTGTCAGCCGCTCGGCAACCAAGGCGACATCATCAAGTGGGATGCGAAATCCTACGTCATCGGCTACAAGTCGACCGGGATGGCTCGGGCGATGTCGATTCACATTTATTTCCTCACGGACGAAATCGCGTACCGGACCACTTTCCGCATGGACGGCCGGCCGTGGCGCGACACGACCTTGAGCGGTGCGAAATCGACGAGCCTGAAGTACAGCCCGTGCGTCGTGCTCAACACGAACGTGAGCTAAGGAACTGGTTCGACGGAATCAAAACAATCACGCGCCGCAAGGCGATTGACACGAAAGAGGTTTCATCATGGCTGGATACACAGCATTGAGCGACGATCAAGTGCTGATCGGCGTTCTTTATCCCGCGACCCATTCGTCAAGTTCGGCGAATACCGGATGGATCAATGCGGGATACTACAAGCGTTTTCAGGCAATCATCACCGTCGGGGTTGTCGGCTCCGGAGAATCGATCACCGCGACGGTGCAGCAGGCGACGAGCAGCACTGGAGCCGGCGCGAAGGCAATGCAGAATCCCATCACGCTATCGACGGCCATCACGGCGTCGAACCAGGCCGCCGTCATCAACGTGAATTCGCAGTCATTCGACGCGAACAACGGATTTTCCTGGGTCGAATTCGCGTTGACGTTCACCACCAGTGGGACGACGGCGGCGGCCGAGACGTACGGCAATATGGTGGTGCTGGGCGATCCTCAGTTGACTCCCCCGATTGTCGGGGCGGGTCCGACGACCGGATCTCTGGCATCGCAAATTGTCGGCGCTGGCGTGTCGCCCAACGACTACTAGGCTCGGCGCTTCAACTCCGGCGCGTCCAGAAATTGGGCGCTCCGGATTTTCCTGCAATGCAATCCAAGACTCTTGTATGCGGTGCCGGCGGCTTCATCGGAGGCCACCTCGTGGGCGATTTGCTTCGCAAGGGCCACGCTGTCCGTGCGGTGGACATCAAGCCGCTCAAGGATTGGCAGCAAGTATATCCCGATGCCGAAAATCTCGTGGCCGATCTGAGTCGCAGGGAAGTAGCGTTTTCCGTCGTATCTGGTACGGATACGGTTTACAATCTTGCCTGCGACATGGGCGGCATCGGCTTCATCGAAACAAACAAGGCCGCGTGCATGCTCAACGTCCTGATTAACACTCACCTGCTGATCGCGGCCGGTCAGTGCGGTGTGGAACATTTCTTCTTCGCGTCATCGGCATGCGTATACAATGCCGACAAACAGGCCGCCAAGTCAATCTATGTCGCCCTGAAAGAATCCGACGCCTATCCCGCGATGCCTGAAGATGGGTACGGCTGGGAAAAGCTGTTCAGTGAAAGAATGTGCCGTCATTATCGCGAGGATGGAGGTGTCGAGACATGTGTCGCGCGGTTACACAACGTCTACGGGCCGTGCGGAACTTTTCACGGCGGCCGCGAAAAGGCCCCCGCCGCCATGTGCCGCAAGATCATCCATGCCAAGTTGTCGGGCGAAACCTATCTTGAAATATGGGGCGATGGCGAGCAAACCCGTTCGTTCATGTTCATCGACGATTGCATCAAGGGAATCGACCTGATGATGGCCGGCGATATCCGCGATCCGCTCAATCTCGGCTCAAGCGAGGGCGTCAGCATCAACCGCCTGGCAGACATCGTTGAGGAAATCGCGGGCGTCAAGTTGAAGCGGCGCTACAATCTCGACGCGCCCAAAGGCGTGAATGGCCGAAACAGCGACAACACGCTCGTACGCCAGTTGCTAAACTGGGAACCGGCCACGAAACTTCGCGACGGCATGGAGAAAACCTACCGCTGGATCTACGACCAGATGGTAGGGCAATACCCGAGGCCGGTCTAAAGGAAATAATGCCTGACGTGGATTTCTCGGATATTGGGAGGAAGGTGATTGGCGTTTTCTCCCTGCCGCGCCTGATGCCGACGGAGATAGCCTTCAACGCAATCGAGGTTGCTGGAATCCTGGGCATCAAAATGCGGCGAAACACTTCCGCGTATTGGTCCGAGAGCCTCACGGGTTGCATGGAAGAAGCTCGCGACGCCGGGGCTGAATTCGTCCTGACGGTCGATTACGACACCCCCCACCGCGTCGAAGATGTCGCGCGGCTCTACGCCCTGATGCGGTCCTACGACCGCGCCGATGCAATCGCGGCCCTACAAGTCAGACGCAACTGCAATGAAGTCCTAGCCGCCGTACGCGATCCGGTGACGGGCACGCTTCCGAATGTCGTGCCGGGCCATATGTTCAGCGATGAACTGGTCCGCGTCGTCTCTGCCCATTTCGGCCTGACGCTGATTCGGGTGGACGCACTCAGGAGGATGCCGAAGCCGTGGTTTTATGCCAAGCCGGACAAAAACGGGGAATGGCATGACGGCCACGTACCTGCGGATATGAATTTTTGGCGTATGTTTGAATCAGTTGGCAACTCCCTATTCATCGCGATGAAAGTCCCGGTGGCGCACATGGAGTGGGTGCGGACATGGCCAGGACCGGATTTCAAGGCCAGATACCAATCCGAGGCTGACTTCGCGGCCAATGGAATCCCCGAAGAAATTCGCGATGGAAAGGCGTGGATCGGTAAGAAATGAACGAATTCATCGTATGGATTTCCCGGATTCTCGATTCGTGGAAGTTCTGGGTGACGATTCCACCGTGGGAAATTGGTGTGCGCATCCGCTTCGGGAAACATGCTCGCACTCTTTCGCCTGGATTCCATTTTCGGATCCCGTTCGTTGACACGATTACTTTCGTAAACACGCGACTGCGGATCGAGACCACGCCGCCCGTAACGGTCGCCGGCAGCACGAAGAATTGCACGCGGTATATTTCCTCTACGCTCGGATTCAGGATTTCCGATCCGCTCAAGGCGATGTCGAGATTTGGCGCACCGAGCCAAATCGTCATATCGAAAGCTCAAGGGGAAATCGCTGCGTCGCGTGATGCGGATGTCAGCCTTGCCAATCTGAGGAAATACTTCACCGGTGAAACCGGTGTAGAAATTGAATTCGTTAAGTTCGTCGAGGACGTAGAGGTGAAGACCTATCGGCTGATTAACGGCGGATCATGGTGCACATCGGGCCATGAGAACATCACGCCCGGGCAGACCAACCAGCGGTATTAAATGATCGCCATTTCCTTCTACACGTCCGATGGTGCATACCCGCGCCTCGCCGATCGCCTCCGCGCATCCTGCGAAGCCGTCGGCCTGAAAAACAAGATCGTACAAGGGCCTTCCCGGGAGACCTGGCACCGCACGATCAACATGAAGGCCGCGTTCATCCTGCAAAACCTGCTCGATGCGCGGGAACCGGTTCTATGGCTCGATTGTGATTGCGTCGTCCGCAAGTTCCCAGCACTGCTCTGCCGAAACGAACACGATTTCGCGATTTACAACTGGTGCATGGCCGATCATCAATTTGACGGCACGAAACTTTTGAATTCAGGCGGCGTCTCGTACTGGGGGTATACCGCGCCGGCGATAGAACTTCTCGTGCGATGGTCCGCGGCCTGTCATGCAAATCCGGCGGCGATTGACGATCAGACGCTGGACGCCGTTTGGAAAGAGCATCGACCGCCGGTCAAGCCGTTCTGGCTCCCGAAGACGTACAATTGGATGTGTCGAAAGAACGGCGTTGAAGATCTGGTAATCCGCCGCGAGTTCGGGCCTGAGCCAGCGGATTGCGTCATCTGGCACGATTACTGTGGCGGGAAGCATCGGGAGGCGGTATAAAATCGGCATGAGCCAAACCCCTAAGATCATCGCGTTCGGTTCAGGATTCGTCGGCAAGCGCCACGGCGCGGCTGGTGCGGAGTATTTCGACCGCTCAGGTTCGTGGAAATCATTGTACGGAGGCCCGGCGGAGACGATGGGGTTGAAGCCGTTCGCAACGACAGGAGAAGTGCAATCGGCTATGGCCGCGCACGCATCCTGCAATTCAACGGTTCTGCCGGGCGTAACACTGAGCGATTATGTTGGCGGATCGCTCGCGCAACCCGGCGACACGTTCCCGATTTCCGCCGCAGATTGGGAAGGGAATGGATCGCCGCATTTGAAACATTCAATCCGGAATGCCTTGGCCCACCAATTCGAGAAGTACGGCGTGAGCAACATGGCCGACCTGGAGGCGGCACAGAAGCGCGAAGCGTTAGAAAAAAACGCCGTGACGCGCGATGGCCAAGAGGAACTCATCAAGAGGATCGTCGATCGAATTTATCCCGATGTGCCGCCAGCGAAATCCACAAAAGGGCCTCCCGCCGACAAGATGATCCGCTCCGGCGAAACACGAACGAAGTGAAGCATGGCGAAAGAACCGAAGAAAGCGCCGACGCCGGAAACTCCGATCAATGAATCGGTCGAATCGGCGCTGGCCCAATATCAGCGGGCACTTGAGGTGGACATGAAAGCGCAGATCGAACTCGGCGATGCCAGCAATGCTCAAGAATCCGCCGCCGCGATTTTCCAGCAGCAGGACAGAGCCGCAATCGAAGCGACGAAGAATCTCAAGGCCGCTGAAATGCGCCTCCGCCAAGTCCTGGCCGAATCGAAAAAATGAGCGCGCCAGTCATCCTAAATCCCATCCCGCCGCTCATCGCGCCGAACTACGCGCAGACCAATCAGTTTCTCGCGAACCTTCCGGCCGGGCAGTTGAATGACATCATCAAGGCGGCCTCGAACAAAATCAGGCGATATTGCCGGCGGAACTTCAACAGCAACTTTTACTCCAAGGTTTTCGACGGTGGCCTATATCCGTTCGACGTCTTCTACCTCACGGAAATCCCGATCCAGGAAATCACCCGTCTCGCGGCACGGCCGACGATTGTTCTGCAAATCCAGAACACGAATACGACAACATACTCGCGGGCAACCGTGCGGACAACGGCAATCGGGCTCGTCCTCTTCACGGTCGCCAGCGGCGTTGAAGCGTGGAACTCATCGATCGTGTGGGGCAGTTACCCGACCGTGCAGACAGTCGCCAATGCGGTCAACGCACTCGGCAACGGATGGCTGGCCACGCCGACCGTGGGATACGCGAACAATGCGAGCGCCGATTTTCAGCCGAGCGAAGGAGCCTATGAGACCCTATACGGTCCTGGCGCCGGCCTGATCCAGTACCTCGAATATGCTCCGTTCGGCGGCCCTGGCTTGTTCTATGACGGCATATCGCAATTCACGGTTAGTAACGGCTGGAGACTGGACGCGCCGAAGGGGATCGTCTGGGGGCGGTTCCCGCCAGGCGAGCAGAATATCCGGTGCGACTGGCAGGGCGGATTCAACGAAGTCCCCGACGCGGTGCAGGAAGCGTGCCTGCTAACGTGCGTGGCGATCTGGGGCACCGGCCGCATAAATCCAGCGCTGAAGTCGGAAGGCGCGTTGGACTACAATTACACGCTCAACGATAAGATCCGGATCATCCCGCAAGGCGCGATGGACTTGCTTGCGGAATATCGGGATGTTGGGGCGAGAATGGTATGAGATCGATCCTCGAAAAAATCGCCCGGCCGTGTTCGGCGTGCGGGAAGACGCACGAGATTGAGGCTGGTCAATTTCCGTCGGGAGTCGTGGAACGGCTGACCATGACGAGCGGCTGTGATATTGACCGCGATGGATGCCATGAGCCGCGCTTGATGTGGACTCGGGAACTTTTCAAGTGGATGCTTGAACATCCGGACGCACCACCGGATTATCCGGGGGCATGGGAAGCAGTCGCCGCGTCCATCAATGAATCGCCGCCTGCCGGCCCAACACTTGTTGTCGGCAGTCTTTCACCGTGGATTGAGTGCGTGGCGATTCGAGCGTCCTTGCGGGAAAGTATCGTCACGACCGATCCTAACCCACCAGTCGCGGATCATCCCCGCGTATGGG